ATCGTCTTTAACCAAACCTTCACGATTAAACTTACCCTCCATTGGATCATTCAACTCTTTGTATACAGCACCGTAAAGTTTTTTGTTGAGAATAATTTCGATGATACGTTCAAACTTATCAAGTCTTTGGAACTTATAATATGTTTTATCTTTCAATTCACACATATTTATCTTGTTTTTAGTGATAACGCAACTGGTTAATAATCTGTATTTTGTTTAGCTAAAATGTTTTTATAATTATTCTATTATATTGTCATATTATTATAACATCATCAAGGCATATTATAATTGTTTATGACTTGATGATGATTGTAATTTCTACTATCTTTTAAAGCCAACTCTGCCAGTATTAAGGTCTTCTTTTGTCTGTTGCTCATTTCCTTCCACAATACTGTAATCGTTTTCTTTAAGCTTTGCAAGAAGTAACTGACCTATTGGTTTTACCTCATCTATTATATCAGAGCAAAGTTTATGAGACATTTGTACAGATGAACCAGCCTCAATGAAGTCCTTTTCTGTCGGATTTGCTTTATACCCAACGCTTGTTGCATGCTGTCCTAAAGGACTATCATGAGTCATATCGTAAGCTGGTGAGAGCTTCCACTTTCCATCTACATAAAGGAAAGAGAAATTTCTTGCATGATCGTCAAAATTTTCAGCATAATAGTTGAACACCATTCTACGAAACTGTTGTTCCACTTCAATATGATCTTGCGTAATGTAGCCTGTCAATGCCAAAAGAGTTTTGTAATCCATTTTGGGAGGATTTATATCCTCATCAAGAAGTCCACTGGCTGTGACCATGTGTATACGCTCACCATCGGGAGAAAGGTCGAAACGTTCCACTCCGAAGTATCGGTCATTGAAAAGCTTAAAACGAGGAACAATAATACCAGCTTCCTTTGCTGCATGACTGTACATGTATTCTATCTTACCTGATTCTATTGGATCATTTATATGCCGGAATTTCACAATCCAATGAGACCCGTTCTCTTGTAGCAGTATTTTAGGACGGACACCACCAGAGTTACCGCTATCCACATACAATCTTCCTGCATTCTTATCGGTTTTCCCTGATAGTATATCCAATGCAGCTTGCTGTATTTTATCAAGATCTTTAAACTTGCTTGGAATCGTTATCTTATTATCAGGAATATAGCATAAAGCTCCCATACCAGATGAGCCGACAATACTTAGTTTCTGTAAAGGGGTGAGAGATTGATAGTTTATGCCTTCCTTATTCAGTTCTTTTTGTAGTACATATTCTCCATATCCTCCAGGCATACAATCTTCAAAGACACCGAAGTTACCATGGAACGGTAGATAAGGGGCTTCAAATAAGTCCCCTTTTAAAGGTAATTTCAATGGGGATATTGAAAAACCAGTATGTAACCATTCGTTGCAGTATTGGAAAAGACAAGTATCATTGATTCCCATGGTAAGTTGTCCAACCAGTCGATCATGATACATGACTTTTAATGTTTCAAATCTTCTCATCTGTTCCTCTCTTTCTGTTCCTGTTTTTGTTAATCCTAACCATTTCATCAAGACTTGAATACTTTGGTTTGCCTATTAATTCCATCATGTCCTCAGCATAACCAAGTACACGGACTATCTTCACGAAGCTGGCAAGCGAAATTTCACCTATATGCTCAAATCTCTGTATTGTAGACAATGGAACACCACTTGTCTCAGATAGAGATTTCTGCGACAGGTTCTTCTCTAATCGACGTAGCCGACAATTTCTTGATAGACGCCTTAAGATGTCCTCAGTGGATATAGGCTCAAATATATACATTTATAATAACTATAATATTGATTGTTATATTAAATAATATCACTTAATAACTAATATATAAGTTACTGCAAATATAATATATATATTTTTATCCTGCAAGTTTTTGCGCCATATTTTACAACTGACTAATCAGTACACCAGCACCAAATTCCATCAAAGTTGCGTTGCCCATCATCCTTGAAAGCCAAATGCACTTCTTCTATATAAAAAGGGGAATCTAAATCGTTCCAATCTTTCCAATAGAATTTTTGACCTACTACTGGAATAAAAGGCATATCTTTATCAAAGAATATCTGGTGGGTGCCAGTTGGATCATATACAAACCTGACATGAAACATTTTTGGTTTATTATTAAGAATACCTTGAATATCCTCATAGTTCTTTATAGCCTCTATAGTCACCAAGTCTTCGTTGATTTTATTCCACAGAAAGTTTTTAAGGAGCTTATAACCTTTTCCTTCTTGCTCTTGCAGGATCGCTTTGAAGTCCAAGACTGCCTGCTTGTAACCATCCATAAAACCTGGCATTTTCAGAGAACCATAATCCTGTTTGGATTGCGTATATTGATACAGCTTTTTTGTAAAATTCTTGCAGACCATCTTATTTTGTTCTATAATATTTATCTAAACATTTGAAGACTCCCAAAAGTATTTGGACAACAAGAAGTTTACATACTCGCTTCCATTTACGCAGAAACAGAGGTAGCCCCTTTGCTGGGTTACGATATTGTTTGTCGACCATCAGCAGCAGTAATAAACAGGTGGCAAGATAATAGAAAGTTGTACCACGGGAAGGGGCATTAACTTTCGGGACTATTGCTTTATTTTTTGAATTCATAAGATTCATCTTTATAATTGTTCTGTTGCTTCAACCAGTGCCGGACGGATACGCTCCAATAAATTTCTTGCGTGTTCGACACGTGGGTCTTTCCTATCAGATGTATGTTGGGTATAGTCAGATAAGAGTTTCTCAACAATAGCAAGTTCACCCCATTCTGTTATTTCAACTTTTGTCATTGTCTTGTGATTTTTATATTGATTTCTATATTGCTATTGCTTTGGAAATAAGAGCTGCGCAAAGCGACTCGCAGAGTACCCTGCTCATGTTCACTTCAACGGCATTACCGATATACTTCTTCTGTTCGGTCTGGGTTCCCACAAGGATATAATTGTCAGGGAAACCCATGATGCGTTTCAGCTCATTTATATTCAACATGCGCATCTTGATGTCTATGATTCCGTACATGGTCATGAACTCCTTTATCTTGCAAGTCATTTCACTGTCCGTTTCAAATATCCTTATACCGATACCTTTTTCTGTGGAGATAAGGTAAGGGGGCATCTTATCCATCCGGGCAATCAAAGTGAAGCACGGCTTATTAATATCTCCACCTGCAGAGTTGAACTGTGGGTTCATCAAGAAACAGTCAACTACTTTTTGCTTCGGTGTTGTCAATACTGCAGGGCAAGGTGCATCAATGCTGGAAAGTTGACCACCAGCGGAGTATTCATTTGCCAAGAAACGACTTGAAACCAATCCCAGCCTGTCTTTTGCGGTAAGCGTAGGGCATGGCGATTCAGCAGAATGGTTCCCTCCATTGCCATAGTAAGCAGTAACAAAGAAATGGTGATCCTTAGTGGTGACAGTTCCGGCAGGAATGTCTATCGATTGGTTCTTGGAATACGGATCTCCACTGAATGCTTTGGACATGAAGCTGACATTGGTAATACCCAGACGATTTTGGCAAGTAACAGTTGGGCAAGGCTCGTCAATTCTAGGAGCGGTGTATTTTCCTGTCTGGTTCATTGAATTATACTTAACAAGAAAGGTTTCCTTTCCACCGGCGACGAATTTGATTAGCCCTGCGTAAATTCGCTTTAAGGTTTTCTCGCATAGTGGCTTCTTCCTGTCAAAGATACTTTGACCTGAATCATCCATGTCAAGCACTTCTCGAACAGGCTTCCATTTCTTGTAGGTATGAAACATGCCACTATCACCATTCTTAGAAAAGGTAGGTACAGGAAATGCTATGGGAAGTCCTTTCTTCGCAAATTGACCGAAAAACCTCTTGCGTGAGGTATATGCGCCGAAATCGGCGGCATTCAGCAAACGCCAGTCATAATGATAGCCGTAAGAGATAACTTTATTTGTCCAACGAATATAGCTGCATCCTTTTAACTTCGAGATAGGGTGTCCTTTATCGTCCATGTCCCCCCAGCTCATAAACTCTTCCACATTTTCAATCTGTATGTAGTCAGGGTTTAGCTGCTCGATATAACGGAAAAGATGTTCTGCAAGCGTCCGACTGTCTGCATCGCGTGGTTGACCGCCTTTGGCTTTACTGAAGTTGGTACATTCAAGGGAAGCCCATAAGACAACTAAAGCTGATGGATATTTCATTCTCATTCGATTTAAGTGAGCTGTAAGACCGATAAGGTCAAGTGTGCGAATATCCTCGGTGAAGTGTAATGTGTCAGGGTGGTTTGCCTGATGCGATGCGATTGCATTCGCATCATGGTTGACACAGGCGACCACCCTCGCACACTTTGTTCCATCTAACTTTGCATGTTCAACACCGGTGGATGTTCCACCGGCTCCGCAGAACAAGTCTATATAGAGTAATTTGATGTTTTCCATTTGCTATTCTATATTACCTTCTACCTTGTAACCTTTATTCCGAAGATATGTAGCAATATACTCATCATCGTCAACATCTTTAAGTACGTCAAAAAGATAACCTTTTACATACTTCGCAATAGCTTCAGGAGAGGCTAAGTCTACGTGTTGTGATATGAACTCACATTTCTCTGTCCTACCTAATTGATTAAACTCGTATTCTATTCTTTTATAATCGATATCTTCAAACAGCTCAGATATGTCACCTTGATGGTAATATTCTCCATTAACACCCTTTGCCGTCCCATCACAGTAGTACTGCCTTAGTTCTACTACCTCACCTGTCTCTCTAAGTTTTGCTTTCATGTCTTTTTTTAT